AACTGAGGCATATCAAGTTTACTTGGATAAAGTAACTAGTAAAACAATGATATTCCAATTGGGGAATTCATATCCATATATAAATCCTCTTAATCCTGAATTTCCATCAACTATTTCAACAATGGTAGTAAACATGAAGCAAACATATCAAACAAAGGTAGATGATGCATCAGGAAATATTCAGGAATATTTTAATAACACTCAAGTCTTATTAAATAATGCAATTGTTAAATCTCAATCGGTTACTGATAACCTTAGAGTTCTAGCATCATTATATTCTTTTGGCCAAGCAGTTGCAGAGGCATTATCATTTCCTTTAGTTCAAATATCGGGTAAAGAAATATTAGTTACGCAAAATATACCTAGTATTATACTAAATGATGGAATAAATATTACTAATAATGCCCTTGTTTTCTTAGATAAATTAATTTTAAATATAACAGATCCATCCACCAATATAATAAGTTCAAGTGATTTAAATAATTCAAACACATTAGCAAATAATCTCGATGTTATTGCACGTGTAAGAGATAATAATTTGTATTTTAGAGAAACAATTCAGAATAATCTTAAAAGGGCGTCAATAGTAAAACGTAAGTTTAGACAAACTGTTTCAATACCCAATCTTCCTTTTAATGCTTATGATGTAGCAGTAAAAAATATGGAGATATCTGCCCTGGCTGCTGCAGCACGTCAAATGCTTGAGGGTTCGCTTATTGTAGCAAATGCATCCACAAAACAACAAGCAGATTCTGCAGCAAGGCAAACAATTCTTAATGCTACAGAGGCCGCGTCTAAAATTTCAACTACTGAAGCAAGAAAATTTGCATTAAATTCTGATAAATCTGCTCAAAATGCAAGAAGTGTATATAACTCAATGGATCAATTATATTATCATTCTTCTTCTAATATTACTAAGCAACCAATAATTGAAACTACTGCAAAATATATAAAAGCATTTATATATGAAATAATGGAAACAGTTGATAAGGTTACATCAAATACGTCTGCTCATTCAGGAGTTGCAATCTCAAGGGTTGCATCAAATACAATTCTTGGAAATATAAAGGTAATTTCAGAAAAACTTGAGGTTGCAATGAATAATCTTTCTGATGCAAATTCAGTATTAGATTTATTAAAAGAAGCATATAATAAGGCAAGAATTGAAGATAAAAAATGGGCATCAAATGCGGCATCTGCTAGAGCAACCGAAGTAGTTGAAATTTTAAGAAAAAAGGTGTATGAATTAAATAGAAATGCTCGTAAATTACTGACTCCAGAAAAGATTGCAGTAATGACATCATCGGCAAATTACAATGGTTCTCTAAATTCTAATTATATTTCAAACCTCGATAGAACATCTAGAAATGTATATCCATCTCCACCTCCTGCATATAATGGATTTAAGGCTGATATAAGGGCAAAAACATTTATTCCAGTGGGTCCACCAATGGGTGAATTATTATATAAGAATACAATTCAACCATTAAGACTTGATTCATTAAGGACTATAAACGATGTTATTGTAAAAGTTACTCAAGAAGTTCAAGAGGTTAAAGATAAAAGTGCTTTCTCATTTAAGAAATAAAAACAAAAATTTAATACAATTATACTCTAATTTATTATTCACTATATATATTTCATATTTTTATTTTTTTTGTAGTAAAATTGACAAAATGAGTGTCATAGTAAAATGTATACCATGCAGTATTCTGATACATCTATAACTCTTCACTTGATTAAAAGTGTAGAGAAACTAACAGGTGATGATATTATCCGTATTCGTATGAATTTAATTACAAATTCATACGAGCTGACTTATACAGATAATCAAGAGAAACTTGTTCACACTGTGAGTTTTAGTTCACAACTTGAAATTCGTGATCATTTGTTCTTTGTTCTAGAGAATTTAAACCTTGATGTAGATGATTATAAGTTCATTCAGGTATCAGTGCCAGCAATGCCTCGTCTACTTCTGAGTTCCTCATCCCTAAAAACTTCATATTACCGCGATCATATCATGGATTTATTGAATCATGCATTATTTATCCTTGAAAAGGTTAATAAAATTAAAGGAAAAAATACTAAGCGTTCTTCTTTTCCAGATCTTCCAGGATCACCAGATACTTCAAGCATGTAATACGATAGAAAACAAAAATCAACATTGAAAATATTTAATATTATAAAGAGAAATGAAATACTTCTTCTAATCAGAAGATTTTTCTGTTAGAAAGAATAGTCCCTTTGTTTTTTGTATTTGTTCCCAAAGAAACCAGATAATTAAGGGAATACGAAAATAGTTTCCATAATCCTCAATCGGATAGTATTGTATCTTATCATACAAGGCAAATAGACCACAAATAATTAACCAATTCAAATACTTATTTGTTCTATTAGGAAAAAAGATACGTGTATACAAATTAAAAGAAATTCCCTGTATAACAATATAATTTATTGGCAATGAATTATAATACAAGGCAATATTTACCCACAGACTCAACGCATACATAATATGCCACATATTCGCACTTATAATACTCTTTCTAACAAGAGTTCCAAGTAATGCTGCTATCTGAATAGCAAACATAGGTGAGAAGGCACTCTCGATATTTCCCAGCATAAACAAGGTTGCGCCAATTTGCATATTACTATTCATGATTTTCACAGAATTCTTAGTTTCTTCTGTAACTCTCTTATCATAAGGCATATTTCTGATAGTTGTACCATTAGTATTGTTGCGATTATACAAGTATGTAACAGTATCAGCTGACATCATCGTTAGAAAAATAATACACATTCGTGTAAACTGACAAAATCCATAAGAATAAGAGAAACAGGTTAAAACAGATCTGAGTGTAAATACAATTGAATGCGCTCTCATCTCA